CATCAGCGAGCTTAATAAGGGTTGACACCCTGCCGTCCCCTCTTTTCTCAAGGTCTTCTATTGTACGCACAGGCACACCTGAAAGCCTTGAGAGTTCCGCTACAGAAAGACCTTTTTCAAGTCTTATCTTTCTAAGGTTCATAAGCTCCTCCTAAAAAAGTTTAATACATAGCAGTACAAGCAGGGCAAAAGGCATTATAAAAAGCACAAGACGGGCTAAAAGCTTTACCATTTCTTTTATAAGTTCTTTCATGCTTGCATTGTCGGGGGATTGGTGTTATATTTTAGATAAGGCACAGGGGCTTTCGCCCCCGTCCCTTATCTAAGGGAGTAGATGAGGAAGAGTATCACACCGGCCAGGGAGGATATTTTCCAGGCGAGCTTTATAAGTTCATCGAGCAACTTGTTAAGCTCCCTGACTGCTTCCGTCATCTTACGGATTGTATCCCTCAACTTTTTCACCTCCTTTCTATGGTTTAATTATACCACGTAAATACGTGGAAGTCAAGTATAAAATCCCTATTTTATCATATTTTTTTAATATTTTTATCCAAAACAGGTTTTTATTTTCCTTTGAATTATAAGGTTAACTGAATAAATGTAAAATGAGCATACAGTAAAAAAACTGTATGCTTATTTTTTTAAATCGAAAAGGAGGAAATTATGACAGAAGCATTGACAAAGTTAGGTATTCAGGATGTAACTGCACTTTTGGGAGTGTTTATGGCTTTTATCGGAGCCTGTGCTTTTGCAGTATCCATTGTGGTGGAGGGGCTTAAGAGCATTGAGGCAGTCAACAGGATTCCGACAAAGCTTACCTGCTACATTGTAGCCCTTATACTTACTCCGGTTGCGTTTGTAGCCCTTATGGCATATTTACACAAGCCTGTCGAGTGGTTCAGCGTGTTTGCATCTTTTCTTGCATCCTTTGTAGTTGCGAAGGTCAGCATGGGCGGATGGGATGATGTTACGGAGCTTATGGATAAGATGTTTAAGAAGAAAGGGTGATTTATGAATTATGTAATAACCTTTCAAAATGTAATGGCTGCCGTAATAGCAATAGGAGGCAGTGTTTTCATCTTTTTTGTCAAAAAATGGTTTGCCGACATGGAAAAAAAGGACTTGGAGCTTCTAGTTAAGCTTGAGTCCGGAAACAAAGACATAAAAGACCGTATAGAAAAAAATGATGCCAAGACAAATGAACGCATAGACCGTCTTGAAGAAAAGACAATAAGGGACATTGAGGGCATTAAACAGGAAATAAACGATATTAAGGGAGACTTTGCCACTACCTTTGTACTGAGGGAGGACTTCTTCCGCTCAATGAATGCGGTAGAGGATAAGGTGAAGAGCATTGATTCAAAAATTGACAGGCTGCTTTTAAGGGAAGGGAAGTGAAAAAATTGACAGATACGGAAATGGCAGAGGTAAGCCGCAACAAAGCTGTAAGGG